TATCCAAAAGCATTTCCCGCATGGACGCCGCCACAAAGGGCGTAAATTCACTGTTCACGCTCCCCCGCCTTTCTGCTTGTATTTCTGGCAGCGGGTTTTGTTTTCGTTCCTCCCGCCATTGGAACCGCCTTGTGTCAGTTCTCCGGCTCAAAGAACATTGCCACAAAGGCTTTCAGCTGGTTGACTGCAGCTTCTTTTTCGGCTTCCGTCTTGGCCGTCTTTTCAGCCCAGCAGTCCTTGACCATTTCATTGATGATCTCAAACATACTGTCTTTCAGACCTGCCAGATTTTCCTCGTCGTCTGCTACTGCCATGAGGACACGGGCCACAATAAGCTCTGCCGCCGTCATCATGCCAACCGAACCGCCGTGAATGCTGACTTCCAGACCGTCAGCCGTTCCCACGGCTGTGATTTTTACATTGCAGTTCATATTCCGACCTCCAAACTCAGCCGTTCGACAACTTGTCGGCCAGCGCCATAATGAAGTCCTTGAAGCCCGGCTCTGTCTCTGCAAACTGCCGGGCCATGCGGAACCCCACCGTTTCGCCAACGGGAGGCTTTTCCTTCTTCTCTGCCGGAGCCGCCTTTCCCTGCGCTTCCAAATCGTTCTGCACTGCATCAGGAATTTTGTCCTGAATCTTCTTGATAACGTACGGACGAAGCGGTTCGGGAACTTCTGCTACAACGCTGCCCACGATCTGGATCGTCAAATCCAGCAGATCAAGCCCGTTTCCCTTGAACTCGACCGACGCACCGCTGCCCTTGACCTCTCCGTGAATAAATGCGTATGCCATACTCTTTGTCCTTTCTGCTTGCAGGTAAATTTTCGGATATGTGGGTGCGCCCCGGAGTTGAAACCGGGCGGCGGGGCTTGACGCTCCCCGCCTGCACTGGCCGCACCATATAAAGGCGGTGTCGGACATACCGCCTGCCCATGCGGGCCGCTCTGGCGTGTTCTTTCAGCCCTTGCCAGATAAGGCTTCATCTCGCCGACGCCGCCGTTCTTCGCACTGACGGCGGATGATCTCTTTTCCCTTGCGAATACGCTCGGTTTCTTCAAATCTCCACCTGCCGTAGGACAGCCCCGCGGCGTCGGCCTGCCGGACATCCAGCATCAGCTTGTCCGGCTTCATCTTTTCGGCCATTTGCTCATACCCTCGTGCTCCTTGTTGTGCTTGTACTCCCCGCCGTGCTATAATTTGAACATATAAAATGGGGAGGGGGTGAATTTATGAAATACTACTTTGTCGATCTTCGCGCACTACCCATATCTGAACGTATAGCAGCTTGTAAGAAAATGGAACAGTACGCATGGGAAGTCTTTGAAAAGGTTGGAACATCCGGCCTTGAATCCGCAGAGGTTTGCTGGACATCGCCAGAGGACTTTGAATCTTCTCCTTGTTTTCCTCAAGGATGCAAATGCACGCTTCTGGGAAACTGATCTTACGTCTTTGTGGCGGCGTGTGTAATAAGCAACGCCGCTGGAAAGTCCGGGTCGTAGTTGAACTCGATCCGGGCTTTTGCTTTATGGTCAACAAACCTCATGAATGCCCCGATGTCCCCCAACTTCTGAAACGCTTCTTCCTTGCGCCATACACCGATCCCGACGCCGTTGCAATGAACTTCTTCCGGCTTGTAGCCGTAATGTTTCAGAACTTCGTCCGGGTCGATTTCATCAAACGTCTTTTTGTTCAGCGCTTCTTCAATGTGTTCAGGTCTCAGCGTCATGCGCTCCGCCCTCCTGCTTGTTGTCTCTCCCCTCCCCGCCGTGCTATAATCAGTCGGAAAGGAGGCGTTATAAATATGTGGGTCTACCATTCTTCTATCGGCCCGTTGTATATCGTCCCAACCGGTGACGGCCTGTTCGGATTTCTGTACAACGGCATTATCTGGGAAGCCTGCCCCACTCCACAGATTGAAGCAGACAATGTATACTGCCGTGCCACCGGCTGCCCCGATGCTTCAAATCTGGAAGAACTCCCTCACGATTTATCGGAGTGGACATACATTTCCAAATAAGTTCCTCTCGCCCGGTTCAATGCTTCTTCGGCATCGTCCGGGCGAACTTTGTTTTTGTGGAACAGCCGCACGATAATCTGCGCCAGTTCTTCGCGTACCTTTTCCCTATACTCCGGTGAAGCCTCTGCCGCTGCCGGGTCATACAAGCGCGGGTACGCTTCCATAAAGGCTTCGCTGTCCAGCAGTTCTTCCATGATCCGCAGGATCAGGCGACGTTTCAGCTCCGGCGTTTTGTTCAGCGCTTCTACAATGTGTTCAGGTTTCAGCGTCATGCGCTTCGCCCTCCTGCTTTTCGGGTTCGTCGCTGCGTGCAAAGAGCTTTTCAATGCTTTCCTCTGCACCCAAAGCCGCCTTGACCTTGATAGCCATTTCCACGCTCATGTCTGAGCCGCCATTCAGTTTGTAGTACATCGTACTGCGGGAAGTCCCGACTTCTTCCGCCAGTTCTTCTACCGTTTTGCCACTGATACGCAGATACTTTTCAGCCAGCGGATATACCATTGCGCCATCCTCCAATCCTAAGTTTCGTATTTGCGACCACTATAGCACTAGAATTAGTATTTGTCAACCGTTTCAATACTATTTTTAGAAAATTCTTTTTATTTTTCGGATGTTCGGCATTGATTTTTCCTAATTCTAGGACTACAATATAAATAAAGAAGGGAGCCTACACTATGACCAGAGAAGAACTTTTGAAATCCTACATCCTGAAACAATATAGGACTGTAAAAGATTTCTCCGTTGCAATCGGATTGCCTTATACAACCATTGACGGTATCCTTCGCCGTGGTGTAATGAATACTCGCGTCGAAAATATGATCCGCGTATGTCAGTTTCTCGGAATCTCACTGGATGCTCTTGTTGCCGGGCGCATTGAGCCGTATTCTGACAGGCCGTCTTTCTCCATCGACGATGTATCCGCGCTGGAAAAATATCACAACCTTCCTGCGTCCGATAAAGAAACCGTGGACTTCGTTTTGAACCGTCATGCTCAACGCGCAGAAAGCGCAGAAACTACCAAAGTGTAAGCGAATAGAATCCATGATGTTCCCTTGTCAAGCAAGGGAACATCCCGCGTGCTATCCTCTCCTTCCGATAGTTAGGATAGCACGCGGGCGCTCATTACTTTTTTGAAGCATTTTCTGAAAGTCCCTCAGTTTATTCCGTTTTGCTTCATTTATTCTTTATTTTCGTAAAATTTGCAAAAAGAAAAAGCCCGCCGGGCCGAAGCCTGACGGGCTATAAATGAAACTGTATTTATATGATCCTGCAGTGATTTATGATTTTTCGTCTCACGCCTTGCGCTTTCGTCTAATCCGCAGGCCAATGAGACGATTACCTGAAAGGACACTCAAGGTATGGCAAAAAGAAAATTCAACAAGGGCGGCGAAGTGCGGCTGGTCGCCTATTACAGATACAGCGGCGGCAGCGGGCAGACCGAGCAGTCCATTGAGGGCCAGCGCCGGGACTGCGAGACCTACGCCCGCCTGCACAACATGACCATTCAGAAAGAATATGTGGATCGCCACATCAGCGGCAAGACCGATGATCGTGCAGCGTTCCAGCAAATGATTACTGACAGCGACAAGGGCGCATTCGATATGGTGATTTGCTGGAAAACAGACCGCTTCGCCCGGAACCGCTATGATTCTGCCGTGTACAAGAAACGCCTGCGTGACAACGGCGTTGAGATCGTTTATGCCGCAGAATCCAATATCGCCGGTGCGGAAGGTATCATCATTGAGGGCGTGATGGAAGCGCTGGCCGAATACTACTCTGCCGAGCTGGCCGAGAAGATGCGCCGCGGCATGAGAGAAAGTGCCCTCAAGGGGCAGGCCATCAGCCGATGCCGTGCCCTTGGCCTGAAAACGGACGAACACAAACGGTTTGTCATTGATGAAAAGACCGCTCCCACCGTCCGCTTCATCTTTGAGCATTACGCCGCCGGGGAATCCGCCACCTCTATTGTAGATAAGCTCAACGCCAAAGGTCTGCGTACCAGTCAGGGCAACCCCTTCAACAAGAGCAGCATTCCCCGGATCATCCAGAACGAAGCCTATCGCGGCGTGTACGTCAGCAAATCGTATGATGTGCGCATTGAAGGGGCCATTCCGGCCATTATCGACGACGAACTTTGGGAGAGGGCACAAACCATGTTGAAACTGAACCGTCAGCTCAAGGCAAAGAATGAACCGAAAGCGGACTATATCCTGTCCGGCAAGCTCTACTGCTCCTGCGGTTCCCTCATGCGCGGCATGAGCGGCCACAGCGCCACCGGCGAGGTCTACCGCTACTACACCTGTCCCAACAAGAACTGCCACCTGCGGAACATCCCGAAGGACGATCTGGAAGGAAAGGTCATGCAGTCCATCTCGGATCACCTCTTGCAGCCGGAAGCCATGGAAGCGCTGGCCGAAGCTATGGTCGAGGTGCAAAAGGCTGATGCGGAAAAACCAAACGCCGAGCGCGTAGCCATCGAACAGAGCCTTGCCGATGTCCGCCGCCGTAGTAAGAACATTCTGGACGCCATCGAAAACGGCACCGCCAATGCGCAGCTGTGCGCCCGTCTGGACGATCTGAGCGAACAGGAGCGCACTCTGAACTTCCAGCTCTCTGCTCTGGAAAAGGAGAAGCCGGTTGTATTCACCAAAGAGCAGTACCTTTTCCTGCTGGAACAGTTCTTGGTGGAGCCGTCCGAGCGCACACCGGAGTATGGTCGCCGTCTTGTTAACACTTTTGTAACAAGTATGGTAGTTAGCGGCCGTGAACTGGTTATCAATTTTAATGTTTCGGACGAAACCGTTAACAAAAACAAAAAAACATCCCAGACAAACTTACAAAAAGAAAGTTCGTCTGGGATGCGTCTGGTCCGAGTGGCGAGAATCGAACTCACGGCCTCTTGAACCCCATTCAAGCGCGCTACCAAAACTGCGCTACACCCGGATATTTGTTGTGGCTCATCGCTCACAGCTCCATTAGTATACCCGCTATAGGCCGTTTTGTCAAGCGCTTTTTTTATTTTTCTTGGATTTTTTCTGGATTTTTCGCTCATCGTCCAGAAGCTCTCGATGGTGCGTCCATTTCATTTTCGGTGACTGCCATTGCCACGGCAAAGACGCTGTGGGCGCCCGCATCCAGCAGTGCCTGCGCGCAGGCTGCGGCGGTAGCGCCGGTGGTGATGACGTCATCCACCAGCAGCACCCGCTTCCCTTCCACGAGCTCCGGCTCCTGCGCCCGGAAGGCACCGGCCGCATTTGCCAGACGCTCATCCAGCGAGAGTCCTGCCTGATGGCGTCCGGCCCGGACACGGCAGAGCGCCTTTGGCAGCAGCGGGAGACCCAGCGCATGGGCCAGAGGCTGCGCCATCCGTTCCGGCACATTGTAGCCGCGCCGACGGCTGGTGGCAGGCACCGGAACGATGCAGTCATAACCGATGGCCGCACCGGGGACCAGCCCCGGCACCGGCTCTGCAAAGTGCATCTCCACCTCTGCCCCGAACAGCCGGGCCGTCATCTCCACGCCAAGCTCCACCGCTGTCCAGCTTTCGCCTTCGTATTTGGCACGGAGGATGGCGCTGCGGACGACGCCCTCATACCGGTAGGGCGCAGCCGCCCCGTCCAGAGCACCCAGATAGTGGCGGCTCACGTCCAGCCGCATGACCGGGCCGCGGCGCAGCTCTTCCAGCCGCGGTGTACACACCTCACAGAGCGGCAGCGTTCCCAGCACCCTGCGGCAGCAGGGACACCGCCTCGGGAAAAGCAGCTGGCGCATCTGCCGGGCAAGCTGCGCGGGGCGGCTGTAATAACCTGCCATCAGTCTTTTTTGACGGCGACGATGATACGCACCTTTTTGCCAGCGGCGCAGCCAAAGTTGTCGTACCAGCCGGTAAGATAGTAATCATCGGAGTTGACGGAAGTGAGCTTGGTGTAGTAATATTGACCCTTGTACCACAGGTAGACCTGCGTATCATCGGCCATTTCAAACCTTTCGCCCTTGGAGGAAAGGACGCTGGCCGCACCCACCTTGTCGATCTTCATAGGCATCAGCTGCACCATGTTGCGGACAGAGCCGGTCGTCTCCTGACAGACCGCAATGCCGCCAGCCAGCACAGGATACTTGATGGAAGTGCTCAGACTGGCCTGCTGGCCGTTGACGTAGCCGATATAGGTCGCACCGCTGCCGATGAAGTTGAATATCTGGCTGAAGGGAGTGCCGGTGATCTGAGCGATCTGCTGGAAGCCGAGGCCCAGAAGTGCGCCGGTGTTGCTGGTCAGGCGCTCCCATGCCGTGCTGAGGATGTCGCCGGAGATAACGCCCCACAAGATCTCTGTGGTGGTGGGTACCATGATGCTCTTCACCTGACTGACGACTGCATTGGTGTCAATGGTGCCGTCACCCGGCTCAGCCTTGATGGCACTGAGAAGGGTGCTGTAGTTGGCGGCGACATTCTTCACATCATCCAGCACACCGTAGTACCACAGGTCGCCAGTCACATCGTTCAGAATAAGCGTGTCGATCTGCCCCTGCGGATTGGTGGTGTAGTAGCGGACATCGGAAGCCTTTAAGTTTACCCCCGATAGGCGGCTGGGACGAACCGTCCCAGCCACACCCCCTGTACTCGTATCAAGGATCTGCACGTCATCTGCCAGAGCCATATCGCCCAGCGCGGTGGCGTTCTCGTTCACAGTGCCGCTGACGGAGCGCTCATCGATTTTTTCCACGCTCTCGCCTTCGGGGCTGACCCGCACTTCCACCAGCCAGCCAGCGGGGAAATTCAGGCTCTTGTCTACATTCACTTCGCGGGCAAGGCCGTCGGTACACAGGACCTTGACGGTCTGAAGCACATCGGCACTGTTGTCCTCGTCGATGAGGTTGCGGGCGGACGACTGCACCACGCCGTAAAAGACCTCGTCGGCCTCCTCGCCGGTGATGATGCCTGCGGCCACATTGTTCATGCCCAGCAGCAGAGTGACCACCTGGCCGACACCGCCGCCGTTGAGAGAAGACACCTGAGAAGCAATGGCCGTACTGCCCAGCGTATAGGATGTGCCTGCCACCGTGATGGAAGCGGGGGCGCTGGCCG